TGGGATGACAACATTTGACAAATTTCGCAACTGCATAACTGAGCCACGATGCCGGGATTGTGAAGGTATACCCGGTGTGTGCGAGGAAGAGCATCAGTCGGTGAGTATACCAAAAGCTTTGGCATTGGATGTACTGGAACAGCTGAAAGAGTATGAAAATTTAGAAAAGTGTCATGAAATCCTCGTTAATCACGCAGACACAATGCTTTCTATGCTGAATGAGCGGAATGAAAAGATTGCTGTTTTGAATCAGTTTATTGAACAGATGCCAAAGCCTACAAAACTGCTGGATGTCTTTTGCAATGGTTATGCAAAGGTTGTCCGGTGCAAGGATTGCAAAAATGCGGTGGTTTATGATGGCAACGAGGTTATTTGCACTCATATAGACAGTAACGGAAACGATAAGCATTCTATTGATTGGTTCTGCGCTGATGGCGAAAAAAGCGATAAAAGTGATTGAAGGAGGAAAACAATGAACACAGAAGAAATCATCAAGCTCGGCAAGGAAGCAAAGGAAATGCTTATTAAATTTCCGTATCTGAATGCACAGGAAAGAAAATACCATGAAAAGGTCGCTTTGATTGGTAAACTGGCAGAGGATGGAGGGATCACGATTCGGAATGATCCTGATGAAATCCGGTTTGCGGAAGAAATGTTGCACGCTGAACTGGATAAGGAAATAAACCAGAAACAGCGGAGTAAAACGGAGTAGCTCCCGTGATATACTATAAATGCCAGAACTGGGACAGGGCTTTTCATCATCCTCCTTGCGTTGAGCCGGAAGTGGGCACGGGCTTCCGGCTCTTTTTATTGCGTTTTTATGGAGTTCTCCGGGGGCTGACCTTCCCCCTTCGGTTGTGGGCATCAGCGTGAAGCCTTTAAAGCTTCGTCAGGTGGGGGTGCTGATACATTGGAAGGTCAAGAAAGGAAGGTCGAACATGGAAAAACTGCAAATCGTTTACTTGCCGCCGGGTAATCTGAAACCATACGAAAAGAATGCCCGTTCTTCCTGCTGATATGTTCCCCTTTACATGGTGATAACATGGTGATATAATAACCATGTAAAGGAGGTGCCACCATGTACGACACAGGGAAGATATACGACAACGTGATCCAGCATCAAACTCTGAAAGACGGAACGGTGCTACTCATGCCGCCTGATGGGTTTGGAATCGGATACCATAACGTGAACAGAGAAACCATAGTTCTGACAGACGGATACCGAGAGAAAAAGAAGCGCAACACATACCGCCATTGGCAGTTCACGATCACGAAAGACGGCGTTTCACTTCACGTTTACCAGAAGTCTATTGATACCGACCTTGTTCTTGCAATCGCCGGCTCTTATAACAGGCTTATGAAACTGATTGAGCCTTATGAGTCAAGGTGGTGAGATTATCGTGAACGATTACACGCTATATTGTCACCTTTTCCCAAACGGGAAGCGTTATATCGGCATTACAAGAACTGCGCCGGAAAAGCGCTGGTCTGATGGCAAAGGATATAAGGATCAGCAGAAAATGGCCCGTGCGATTGAAAAATATGGTTGGGAAAACATCGAACATCAAATAATCACAAACAGCCTTTCACGGGAACAGGCTGAACAGCTTGAAATGTACTTGATTGATGCGCTTGATACAGTTGAAAACGGGTACAACGTTTCTATTGGCGGTAACCATGTGAACGGATCATATTTAAACGAACACGTACTTGAAATGATCAGGGAAAGCAGGTTTTTAGTCAGAGAAAAAGGCGATGTAATTGATTTTGCAATATCTGGTAGCGCAAACAGCGAACGGGCAAAGATTGCAAACAGCATTGATGATTATCTTTGCGAAAACAAAAACCTTTGGTGGAGAGACGATGTAGAATTCAGAGCGGATGCGTATTGGTGTTCGTTCTGGCAGATGTTTGAGTACGGAAAAATTAAAAGGCCGTATATCTACATTAGACACGATGTGATTTTTAAAGGAATGACAATCGAGGAAGCGGTTGAAGCGGGATAGGTTTACAAGGTGACAATATGGTGATACAATGCACATGAAAGGCGGTGCATTGTATGACTCCGAGAAAGAAAGCCAACTCCGAGCGGATCAACGTGTTTTTCTCCCCGGAAATTCTGGAACGGCTGAAACGGATAGCCGACCGGAAAGGAATCTCTGTAAGCGGTCTGGTGCGAATGATCGTACTGGACAAGCTGAACAAAGGTGAAGCGGAGAAAGAAAACTGACTTCATCCCGAAAGGGTTTGAGGTGCATAGAACACGATTGCAAGCGTGATGCCGGGGGTTGTTGCTCGCCCCCGGCTTTTCTATGCGAAATATAAACGAACGAGCAACGGAAGGAGCAACAAATGTATTGCCTGAAAGAAAAGAAAGGTCACACTATCCTTGAAAGCCACATGGAAGGACGGACACGGCATTATCATCTGATATGCCAGAAATGCGGATATGAAAGCTGGCGGTCAGACGGTTTTCTGAAAGGTTCGGCAAAATGTCCCAACTGTTCCGGTGGAAGACACAACAACAACGCCAGAGGATGCGGGGATGACCCGCTCTGGAAACGGTACTGGATCATCAAACGGCGGTTAAAGCGTCCGGCATACGCTCACCTGTCCATGTGCGCTGAATGGGAAAACGACTTCCCGGCGTTCAGAGCGTGGGCGATGGCAAACGGCTACCGGGACGATCTGACTATTGACAGGATCGACAACAGCAAGGGTTATTCCCCGGATAACTGCCGGTGGGTGGACGCAAAGCAACAGGCGAACAACCGTCGGTCAAACGTGATCCTTGAATATCAGGGCAATGGATACACGCTTGCGGAACTTGCCGATTATTGCGGATTGAGCAGGGCAACGGTGAAACAGCGGTATAAGAGCGGGTGGAGTGTTGAAGATATCGTAAGGACTCCGCACAAAGCCCGGAAGAAGTGGAGCGAACAACAGGCGGGTTAATCCCGTCTGTTCCTGTTTGGAGGTGATACCCATTGGAAAAACAAATCCTGATTGGAACAGGATAAAAGCGGAGTATGTTTCCGGCACGGACAGCCTGCGGGAACTGTCCACAAAGCACAAGGTGCCGTGGTCAACTCTTCGGTCAAGGGCATATCGTGAGAAGTGGGGAGAAGATCGCAAGAACGCACAAACCAAAATTGAACAAAATGCAGTCAGAAAAGCGGAGAAAAAAGCCGCAGACAACGCAACCCTTGCCGCTGATATAAAGCGCAAGGGTTTACTGCTTCTTGACAGGCTTTTCGATGAGTTTGCAAACGTGACCGCAACGGAACACCGGGATTACACCGGAAGGAACCTGACCGACATAAAGCGGCTCCGTGACCTGACCGCCGCTTACAAAGACTTAACAGATGACATGGCGAAACCGGAAGAAACCGAAAACCCGCTTCTCCGTTCTCTGTGGAATGTAATGCAGGAGAAACGCAATGAATGATATCGAGTGGGGCGAGAAGCAAAATTATCTGCTTCACCTTCCGTATGACCGGGTTCTGGACTGGCTGGAAGGAACGCCACGTTCCGGCAAGACAACGGCAGGAATAGCACGTTATGCGCTTCACTTGATGATGAGCCGGGATAATATTCACCTTGTCACTGCATACAGCGCAGAACAGGCTTTCCGGCTGATTATGGACGGGGACGGCATGGGGCTGCTGCATATCTTCAAAGGGCATTGCAGAACAAGCCACGATGACAGCGGAGCGCATCTGCTGATTCATCTCCCGGACGGTGACAAAAAGGTTTACTGGAAAGGCGGTGGAAAAGCTGACAGTCACAAGGCGATAACCGGTATGTCACTCGGTTCGGTGTACTTCTGCGAAATAAACCTTTTGCATGACAGTATGGTTCAGGAATGCCTGCGCCGGACATACGCCGCAAAAGACCGCTGGCACATTGCGGATCTGAACCCGCCCTCCCCGGCTGATCCTTGTATCAAGAACGTGCTGAACGTGCAGGATTGCCGGTTTATCCATTGGCGGTGCGAGGATAACCCGATTCTGACACCGGAACGGCTGGCAGAGATCGAAGCAGCCTGCAAGAAATCACCTTTTTTGTATGAGCGTGATTGGTTAGGGAAACGGGTGATCCCGGAAGGGGTTATCTATTGGATGTTCAACAAGGATAAGCACATCCTGTCGAAGCTTCCGGATGACTTCCATCCAGTCGAAGCTTTTGTAGCTGGTGATGGCGGCACAACCGATGCAACGAGCATCGGTTTTTATATTGCCGGTTTCTTCGGTGATCCGTACTTCGGTGAAAAGGTCTGGAAACTGTATCGGGTTGGAAACTGGTATTACAACAGCGGTCAGATGGCGATGAGCGATCAGGCGAAGCACATCTGCGGAGAGTTCCTGCCGTATATGCGGAACAAGTACCGGATGAGGGAATCGGATATCTACATTGATCCGGCCTGTAAAGCATTGCGGCTTGAAATTGAAAAGTTCGGTCTGAACACAAGCGGGGCGGACAATAATGCCCACGATGTCAAAGGATCAAACAAAGGGTTGCGGGTGGGTATTGAGATGTTGCAATCAGGCTTCAATGACGGACACGTTTTTCTTGTAGAAGATGAGCGATACGGAACGGAGCCTTTCGTAAAGGAAGCCGGGCTTTACTGCGTGAACGAACACGGCGAACCGGTAGATGCATATAACCATTGCTGTGATGAGTTCAGATACGGCTATACGCATTTCGCAAAGACTTACGGCCTGTGGAGTTGATGCAATGGGAATCAGAGATTTTTTCAGAAATAGGGTGAACAGAATGGCTGAAAGCATGGACGTTTTCAAAAAGGATGTATTCGAGCTGGAAGGCGTACCGGCTTTCCGAGAATATTACACCCTTTTCATTTTCGTCTGGCAGGCGATCTATAAAGGCTTTTACAAGGCATGGCATGAAGTCCCGGTGAAGACGATTCGTGATCCCAAAGGAAAAACCCGGACGTTGGCGACCATGAACGCCGGAAAAATGGCCTGTTCGCAGATGGCACGGTATGTCTGGAATGAACGCTGTTCCATTACCGCCAGCATGGCGAGCGCACCTGATGATGATCCCTTGGACGGATTTCTGCAATACGTGCTGAAGGATAATCGCTTCGGCTCCGCTTTCGGCGACCTGCTGGAAAAGTCCTTTGCTTTGGGCGGCGGTGCATTGAAAGAATGGGTCGAGGTTCCGAAGGACGAAAACGGCAACGATATCGGCGAAGGCAAGGTCAGGATCGGCTACACGATGGCTTCACAGTTTGTACCGACAGCATGGGATAACAGCAAGGTAACAAGCGGTATCTTTGTCAGCCGGGAAGCTCGGGACGGGTATTATTACACCGTTGTTGAATGGCATCATTGGGACGGAACAACTTACCGGATCACGAACGACCTATACCGACAGCCGATCAAAGGAAGCGAACCGCAGAATATCCTCGGTTGGTGGTATCCGCTGGACAAGGTTTATCCCCTGCTTTCCCCGGACACAACCATAGAAGATGTGCATCAGGCTTTTTT